CTACACCTGAAGGCTGCGCAGCAGAGTGTCGCGGTCGTTGGGAAGCTCACCGTTCACCACGCACAGCAGCAGCTCGCGCAAGATCATGCCGACGCCGGGGCCCGGCCTGATGCCCGTCGCCTCCATCACGTCGCGCCCGCTCACGGCGAGGTCCGTCATGCGGAACGCCTCGCCGTCCGCGATCACGCGCCTGAGCACCGCAGAGATCTTGTCGAGCTCCACGGCGTAGCCCGCCACGCGGTCCACCTTGGACACCGCGTCCGCGCGCTTGAGGTCGAGCAGCGCGAACGTGAGCGCCTCCGCGCGCCCAGGACACGCGTTCTCGAACTTGAGCAGCGTGCGACGGACGGAGCGGCGCGTGGGCTTCACGTAGTGGTCGTGCAGCCGCACGAGCGTGCGCGTGGGCGCGACAAGCTCGCTGGGAAGCGCCAGGCGACGCATGATCTTCTCGCACATGGGGGCGCCCACCTTGGGGTGGCCGAAGAAGTGGCCCTGGCCGGCGTCGTCCTGGGTGAAGGTCACGGGCTTCGCCACGTCGTGGAGAAGAGCCGCCCACCTGAGCGCAGGCGACGCCATGCCCCCGGTGAACTCCTCGACCGCCATGCAGACGCGCGCCGTGTGCTCGAGCACGTCGTAGGCGTGGTACGGGCTGTGCTGGTCGAAGCCGGCCATGGCCGCGAGCTCCGGGATGGCCTCGCCCAGGACCTCCGCCTCGTTCATGAGGGCCCATCCCATGCGCCCCGTGCGCACGATGCCGTCCAGCTCCTGCCCTATGCGCTCGCTCGCGATGTCCTCCAGGCCGTCCGCGCACTCAAGAAGCGCCTGCTGCGTCTGAGGCTCAATGTCGAAACCCAGGCGGCACGCGAAGCGCACCGCCCTCAACACGCGCAGCGCGTCTTCCTCGAAGCGCCGGCGCGGGTCGCCCACGGCGCGAATGAGACCGCGTCCCAGGTCGCCGCGGCCGTCGAACGGGTCCAGGATCCCGCGCTCCGGATGGTAGGCGATGGCGTTTACGGTAAAGTCCCTGCGCGCCAGGTCTAGGCGGATGTCGTCCACAAAGCGCACCTCGTCCGGGTGGCGGTGGTCCGTGTAGTCGCCCTCGACGCGGTACGTGGTCACCTCCACGGGCTCGCCCTCGACCACGGCGGTTATCGTGCCGTGGGCAGCCCCCGTCCTATGGACCGCGTACCCGCACGACGCCAGAATCTTCTCGGCATCCCGCCAGTGCGCCGACGTCGTGACGTCCACGTCGTGCGAGGGGGCGTCCAGCAGGGCGTCGCGCACCCAACCGCCCACGGCCCATGCCTCGAACCCGGCGTCCTCAAGCGCCCGGATCACCTTGCGGCCAAACTCCGGAAGCTCATAGGCAACGTCTTCGAAGCGTCGGGACATGGCGGACCTCTCTGCGGCTGTGCTGGGGCATCTACTTGCCAGTATGTGTGCCAGTTACGACAATTACAAGCAGCACGTGTAGCACGCATTATACATACAAGTAGTACAGCAGTTATGGTGTCTACGTAACATTAGGGACCAAATTGGGACCAAGATTTCTGTTCTTAAAATGCCCCGCCCACCAGCCGAAATGGCCGATGGACGGGGCTGTGCCTGAGCTTCTACCAGCGCTCCTCACTCGCAATCATGCCAGCTTTGACATAGAGCACCGTGACATTAACCGTCTCCGACTTCCAATTGTTGTTCGGCTGGAAGATTGAGACGTATGCGAAACCGTCACTTGTTATTGCCGCTTGATTTATCGTGAAACTTCCTGCGTGGTTGGTCAACACGTCGGCCACGAGCAGGGGTACCCATCCGTCAATCCTGCAATCAACATGAAGGTCAAAAGTTTTTCCTATGTCTGTCGCTGCCGTTGCCGAGAACTTCTTGACCATAAGCGGGCCAGCAATCCCAGTCATGCTCATGCGACCACCGCCACACGGCCTACAACACGGGGTACGTGATGCTCCCGTTCCAGTACCCGCTCGTATTCGTGACGGAGGTGTAGAGCGTCACGCGACCGTCCGAATACACTTTCAATATCGAATCCAACGCCACGCCCTTGTTGCGCCCGCATAACACATTTATCGACGGACCCAAACTCGGGCGCGCCTCCGCAGGCAGCGTAGCGAGTAGCACCTCCGCGTTCGCCTTCGGGTTCCCATTCCACACCGAGCCACCGTCTCCGAAGACCGTGCAGAACCCGTTCTTCACGCGGTAGTACAGGCCGTTCGAGTCGTTCACCCCGGCGATGCACACCCATCCCGTGTCGCCGTGCAGCTGCGTCATGCTCATGCGGCACCACCAGCCGCGCGAGCCTTACTCTCTCTCTCTCTCTCGAAGAGCATTTCTACCTCCCTAGTCTCTCTGATAGAGCGCTATGGCCTGAATCTTTTCTCCCTTTCCGAGCGCATCCCATACAGTAGTTTCCGCACTGTATGCATTTGCGATATATGGCGCTCCAACGTCGCCTACTGTTGCTACGCCGCACCAGCAGACAAAACTGTAGCCACTGACAGAAGGGGCGGTGATGACCGTTGCCGGTTTGTTCTTCGCGACCTCGACCTCCCTGACAACGACATACGGCGCGTTCGTCCTCGACATGCTCATGACTGGCCCTCCTATTCGACAAGGTACGTTGCCCCGCCCTTGACCACGACGAGGCACGGCGTAGTGTGCTCCGACTTGACCGTGGACTCCGTTGGAGCTGAGCTGTAGTAGTAGACTGGAATGGACTTCTTTAGAGACGTGACGTTCGTCTCGAGAGACGTTGCCCTGCTCTCGAGCGACGATGCCCTGCTGCTCAGGTTCGACAGGTCTGTGCTGAGGTTCGTCACCTGAGACTCCGTGTGCGTGTGAGACTTCGCGGCGAACACGGATGACAGGGCGCTCTTCGCCTTGGCCCACCAGTACGTGAGTCCGGTCGCGTTGAGGTACCTGTCGGCGGTAACGCTCGTTCCGCTTGTTATTGAGTCGATATCCGACGTTGTAACAGGGTCAACGTGCGAGCCAGTCTCTCCCATCAGCTCCCACGCTGAGTTCAGGTACATCCACTGGTCGTACTTGTCATCGTCTGTCGCGCCGCTTATGCGAGGCGTGAGGTACATAACACCGGTCTTGCCGGTTATCGTCGGCTTGTTGTGCGTGTTGTCGGTTGTCTTGGCGTACTGCGAAGATGACAGGACGGAGAACGTCATGCCTTTGGCAGCAGCGTTGTTCTGCGCTTGGTCTGCGTTGTTCTTCGCCTGAGCGGTGTTGTTCGATGACTGGGACGAGTTATTCGCAGTCTGCTTGGAGTTGTTACTAGACTGCGCGCTGTTGTTGGACGCCTGGGCGCTGTTGTTCGACGCCTGCTTTGTCTCGCGTGCGCTCTCGGCGCTGACCCTAGAGTTCTCAGCCGCCACTCGCTTATTCTCGGCATCCGTTATGGCGGCGTTCGTGTCGGTGGCAATCTTCATGATGTTCGCCGACACCTCTGGCTCAGCGTTGGCGATGATTGTCGCCATGTCCTCAACGGTGGCTATCCGCTTAACGACTCCGGGCGAGAAGCACATGTAGAGCGAGCGACCGCCCGTGCCGTTCGGGTCGGACTCGAGCACGATTGCCCACTCTCCGGGCATGAGCTTCGACGGGTCGAGCAGCTCGTACTTTCCCCTGCGCATCTGTATTGCCACTTGGCACCTCCCGTTTCTACTGAGCTGATTGTCATCTTGCTCGCCGTCCCGTACGTGCCCGATGGCTTTAAAAGAAATCGGGGCACAGGCTCTCGCCCATGCCCCAGACACGACTATTGGTGTGCTCTATTGCTTTCGAAGGTACACGGAACCAGAAAGCGTGCGCACGGCGACGTAGCGCTTCTTCCCGCTCGTTGCCCCTGTGTATCGACCCCAAACGCACCCGTTGGCGGTTGCCGAGAAGCCATCGAGCGTGACGCTCTGGCCCTTGCGGTACTTAGCCACTACCGCAGAAGACGTCGTTGGAGCAGCGCGCACGTTGAGAGCACTCACGACGCAGACGTAGCGTCCAGCCGGTACCGACGAGCTTGCAGCTGGCATCGCTGCTGGCCTCGCTGCTGGCTTTGCAGCGGCACCGGACTTGCGCAGGTACTCCATGCCGCCAGTTGTACGGACGGCGATGTAGCGAGTCTTGCCGGAGCCACCAACGTAACGGCCCCAGACACAACCGTTCGCGACCGTGGCGCTTCCGTCGAGTACGACGGTCTCGCCCTTGTGGTACTGGGCGACCTTGGCGTAGCCCGTGCCCGCGCCGGAGCGAACGTTGAGGGCATCGACCACGCACTGGTAGGTGCCCGCTGGGATGGACATTGATACCGTCGCGTTGTGGACGGTGGCCTTGCTTGCGCCCGTTGGCTGTCCGCCAACGTATCGGTAGGCCCAGCTCCATGCACCCGGGTTGAGCGCACTGTAGGCGCTCTCCCAACCCGTCTGGTCGCCCTTCACGCCACTAATGGTGTGACGCTCAGAGATGCGGAAGCCCGCCTGCATGAGCTTTCCGCCGACGCTGACCACCATCTCAGTGTGTCCGCGTCGGAGCAGCACGTCTCCGACGCGGAGGTCTCCGAGGCCCACGCCCGCGAATCCGTGCGATTGCAGGAGGCTCGCCTCGTTGCCCGTCCACATGTAGCACCCGCGCGGCAGCACGCCCGCCGCGACGTAGCACATGCGCACTGCCTCGCTGCAGTCGTAGTCGCCACCGTGGACCGTTGTCACCGTGCCGTCCGAGAGCTTGAGCGTCTCTATGGTGCCGTCGCCAGCGCGGGCGGGCTGGCTGTAACCATGAGCCGAGTGATTGACGAGGTGCAGCATGATTTCAGCCGCACGCTGGTTGTACGTGAGCGTCATCGTTCATCATCCCCAGACTCGTTCTCGTACACGTCATGTTCCACATGGAGGCAACGAGGACACTGCCAGTCCTGACGCGCCGGGTTCGTCACCCTGTGGAGGACCTCTACCATTGGGCTACCGCACATGCAGCACTGCCTCTTCTCTGGCAAACTAATCCTCATCATTGGAGTCATCTCGCGGACGGTCGTACGAGGATGCCTGCGCGGAGTCGCTGAGCGTCGCGGTGGTCGGGTCGTTGACAACGCCGACGATTGCGAGCACCGCAAAGAGCGCGTTAACTACTCCGATAAGCTCCTGCGAAACCTGTGTGTAGTCCCACGTGACGCCGAAGCAAGCTAGAACAGCCTGCACCAACAGCAGAGCTGCGGGGATGAGTGCGAGCCAGAAGTTCTTGTTGTATGCGCGTACCTTCCAGTTAATCATTTAGCCCAATCCTCTCGTCAGGTTCCTGCATTATGTCGAGCCGGTGTTGGAGTTCCTTTGTCGCAGAGAGGGCCTCCCTCGCCGTCGCCTCCACGTTCTCAAGGCGCACTGCCTGCTGCGTGAGCTGGATTGAGTGAGCCTTAATGTCCGTCTTTAGCTCTGAGACCTCCTTGCGCGTAGCCGCAGAGTCCTGATTGCCGAGGAGCACTGCGGCCTTTAGGTCCCCTATCTTGTCTAGCATTTGCTCGTTTTTGCCCTCGTCAGAGCGCTGGTTGTTGCGAATCGCTATTGTGATGGTCGCCACTATCGTCAGAACTGACACGAGCAGCTGCGCAATCCATGGTTCCAAGTCGAATACCAATCTCTCGTTGCCTAGAGACATTGAACAGCCACGCAGGAGAACCCACGTGCAACCGATTGGAGTCGTTAGCACGGGATTGCGAGAACCTGTCCGCCACCTATTGTTAGCGTTGCCGGGTTCTTAATGTCAGACGCCTTGCCAGGCCACGATTCATTCTTGCCATGCCAACTTACGTCTGCCCAAATCTCGAACTTGTATTGTTTGAGCGGCGACAAGGAGTCAATTGTATAGTTAGTGTTCTTAGTCCTGCTTGTGTCATATGTCAAATCGGAGTCCTTCGACGGAGAGTAATCATATGCTCCGAATCCGTAAAGGCCTATGCACTTCTCTTCGTCGCTCTTCTTATAAGAGAACTGCTTTCCGTCTTCGATAACAGAAAGATATATCGTCACAATCCCGTCCACATAGAGAGTGTTCGTATAGTCTATCGTCCCCCTGTTGTTCACGTTCAGGTCCCATATGTGCGTGTCTATCGACTCGTATGCAGAGTACATAAACGCTATGCTCCCGCCATATCCAGAAGACACTTTCCCAGACACGATTGTCGCGTGTTCAACTTTACGCTCTATTCCAGAAACCATCTCACTCTGGGTGAACTGGTTCATATATTTACCCTGCTGCTTTTCGCTGACAGGCGACGAGAGAATCGCATTCGACACTGGTATCATCTCGGAAACGTTGTACGGGTTTGCTATTTCCATGCACGTGGGAACGCCGGGTCCAATCCTGACGCGGACGTTGCCATTGCTGTCGGTTACGGTGTACGTACCAGAGTTGATGTGGCTCGCGTCGATGCCGACCGCGTAGATTCGGTCTAGTATCGCGGTGCCCGTCGCCGTGACGCCGTATGCCCACGTCGCTCCTCCGTCAGTGGAAACGGACACAGCGAGAGAGTTCATCTTCCAGATAATCTGAGACGCCGCTATCGTCGGCTTGTCGTGAAGGTAGTAGACGGTCGAGCCGTCAGAGAGCGTCTCCTCGGTGTGGAACATGCCGCTGTTCTTCTCGCTGATTCGCTTCTCAAGGTCCTCCTTGGCAAGCTCAATCGCCGTCTGAGCGCGCTTCACCTCGTTTCGTGCAGCGACTATGGCCTGCGTCGTTGCTGATGCACCAGCCGCGCTGTTACGTGACGCCGACTTGGCCGAGCACTTGAACGTCTCTGAGTTGTTGACCGTTAGCTTTAGGCTCGTCACGTACGACACGTGCATAGCGCCCGTATAGTCAGAGACGATTACTGGGTCGCCGGCCTCTATTGACGGGTCTGACGGAGCGGTCGCGGTGAACGGCCTGAGCTTCATGCCACCTATGCGCTTGTACAGCGCCTTTGCGCATGCCTCCGCCGTCCCGTACTTCACGAATGGGTTGTTGGAAATCGAGATTACGTATCCTTCCGAACCGGCAAGGTAGGTCTCTCCGTCAGCGCCGTTGGTCTCCCTTCCGCTCTCGTCTTTCTTCACCTCGTTCTGGGCCTTCACGCTGACGCCGGTTATCACGACGTCATCGGTCATCACGGTGACGGTCTTCGGCCGATAGATGTGACCTACGTCATCGTTCGACGTGAACGAGCCGCCGTCGTACGAATCTCCCGACGAGTAGTCGGAGAACGAGCCTCCGTCTGCCGTTGAGCCGGTGTTGTACGTGGACTCAGGGCCAGAGAAGTCTCCGCCATCGAGCCATGACTCTTGCTCGAGGGAAGAGGTCTTGTACCAAGAGATGAACGCGCCGCCAAGCGAGTCGCATCTAATCCAGCCGCCCATTAGCTGAGCTAGGTACGACACGACCTGTAGGCATGAGTAGTCGGTGTTCTTCGGAGCCTCTGTTATCGTCGGGTTGTACACAGGAGTGAAATCGTCGTGTGAGAAGAGCACGCCGTTCTTTGTGAATATCGTCTCGGCCAAGTCAATCGCAGAGCACGGATACGAGACGTCGATTGTAGACAGCTTGTCCTCGAGCTTCGTCAGGTAGTCTAGGCAGCTAAGCTGTATTGTCCCGCCGTACGAGTCTGGCTGGTCCACGACGTACGTGCCCTTGCGGAGCCACTCTGTTGTGGGCACAGTGTGCTCAGCGCCTTGTACCTCCGTGCCGCCGAAGCTCTTGCCGACGTACGGTATAAGCATCGCGTTCGTGAAGTCGTACTTGTCAAAGCGCCTGTCGTGGTTGTTGAGCGTGATGCTGCACTTGCCTATGACTGCCGAGCCTATGTCGAATGACTGGTCTGAGCTTGTGGCCTGCTCGTAGGAGAGCGCGGTTATGTCATCGCCGGTCAGCTCTTTGACCGTCCCGTCAGCGAGCTTTAGGCTCGCCTTCACGAGCAGTGTCGAGTTCTCGAGCAGCGCCTTGCTGAACTCTGTCGATATCGCCTGCATTGGCTACCTCTCGATAATGTCGAACGACAGCTCTTGGAATCGCGTTCCGCCGAGCGTGTTGTACCAGCGGAGCGGGGCAGAGCGGTCACCGACGTAGAACTGCCTGACGGACATTGCGTCTTCCATTGCGTCGAAGTACCGCACCCAGACGTACTCTGGGTTGAACGCCCTTAGGATTCGACCAACCGCAGCGTGGTCTGGGTTGCGCCATGCGAGTCCAATCTTCCGTTTCTGCGTGATGCGCTGCTTGTACATCGTCGCCCCGGCGTCTATCGTTCGCCCGGCGTCCGTGCCGCTCACGTCGTTCAGTCCCCAAGAGAACTTGTACGGGTCCGGGTGAATCTCGACGAGGTGACCGGAATCCGTACCTACCGCAAGAACAGCCGACATTCCGGCCACCTCCTAGCTAGTCGAACTCAATCTCGACGCCGCGCCTGCGCAGGCTGTCCCTTCCACGGGCAGTCGCCCTCGCAAGCTCCTCGCCATCGACGCGGAGAACGAGCGTCTCCGAGCCTCCTGCCTCGTTTGAGCCGCCGCCCATCGACACGGACAGCATTCCGCGCTCGACGGCCTCGGCTATTGCCCTCACGGCCGCATCATCGACCGTGACTGGGCCTCCTGCGTGCGAGGTCGTGACGTTGGTGTCGAGGGCAAACGAGCGACGCGCTATGGCCGTTCGCGCCGCAGCGTACGTGCTGCCTATCGCAGATGACACCGTGTCAGCCATGCGCGAGCCGTCGAACGTTGACGCGAACCCGTTTCCGAGCGAGGAGCCGAGGCGCTTGCCAGCCGCCTCCATGTTTCCAACGGAGTCGATTGCCGCGTCAGCGATTCCAGCGGCCTTCTTCGACACGAAGGACTTGGTGTCATCGATGCCGATGCCGTATCCCTGACCGAACCAGCGTCCAGAGCGCTTCATCACTCGAGACGGTGACGCAGACTCCTGCGCAGAGTTGACTGCGCTGATTGCCGCCATGGCCGTGTTCCAAGCGCTCCTGTAGACGTAGCTCCACGTCGAGCTTATTCCGTCTCCGTAGCCATGGCCGAAGTTCTGTCCGGCGCGGTATGCGCTTGGAGAGCCGATTCCGTCCTTCGCGCCGTTTGCGACGCTCTTTCCGGCCCTGCTTGCGGCATCCTTCTTCGACGAGACGCCGCTGACGAACGAGTCGCCAAGGTTCTTCCCTGCGTTCCTTGCACCATTGGTCCCGGTGCTGCTCGAAAGCGATGACGTCGCCGCGCTTCTCACCTTGTCAGCGGCGCTCTTTGCGCTGCTGCTCGTTGACGAAACGCCACTGACGAACGACTTTCCGAGCTTGCTACCAGCGCTCTTTGCGCTTGACGTGCTCTTCGAGAAGGCAGTAGCAACGTCAGACGAGACCGATTGAGCGGCCTTGACGGCAGATTGCTTGCCGCTGGTCACTCCGCTCGCAAGCGAGTCGGAAAGCTTCTTGCCAGAGGACTTCGCCTTGCTCTTTGCAGAGTCGCTGGACGCGCCGTCTGCGGCGGCTGACGCAACGTCGGAGCCGCTCTTCTTGGCCGACGCCTTGCTGCCGCTCACGCCCTTTGCAACGCTGTCTCCAACGCCCTTGCCAGCGGACTTTGCTTTGGACTTCGAGCCTTCCGACGATGCGCCCTTTGCAGCAGCGTCAGCGAGTCCGGAGCCAGCGCTAGTTACCGTAGCCTTGCCGCCAGAGAGCGCCTGACCCATGGACGCGCAGAGGACGTCTCCGCCCTGCTTTCCGAGGTCGGCGAACTCCTGCTCCTTGGCGCTTCCGGACGTGACAAGCTCGTGGAGCGCAGCGGAGAACTTTGCCGGGCCTCCCTCCTCGAGGGCCTGAATGAGCGCGTCGTTGGAGCTGAGGCCGGTGTCATGCATGAGCTGCTGCATGTCCTGAGACCACTGCTTCTGCGTCTCGATGTTCGAGCGCAGGTTGTTCTCCATGTCGCTCAGCGACATTTGCGTGCTGGTGTCAATCTTGTCGAACGAGTTGATAGTCTTGTTGGTGAAGTCATCCTGCTTGCTCTTGAGGTCATCGAACGTTGTGCCGATGTTCTCGAGGTGCTTCGCCCAGTCCTTCACGCTGTAGCCGGAGAGCTTTATGGCGTCCCGGAGGTTGTCGTGAGACTTGTCGTACTCGTTGATGGAATCGACGTTGTTCTTGATGCGCTGCTGCTCTTCGGAGAGGACCTTGTTGGCTTCCTTCGTGGTGTCAGTGACCTTGCCGGTAGCGTCTGCGGTACCGGTGAGCTTTCCCCACATGTCGCCGAGCCACCCGACAACGTTTCCTATCGCTCCGACGAGCTTGCCAAGCCAGCTGAGGACGGGGACGTCCTTGACGAGGTGCTGGAAACCGTTCGCGACGCTGCGAATCCAGTTCGTCAGGTCGGTGAAGTGGGCAACGAGTTCTCCGAGCACAGTGACGAGAATCATGCCCGGAATTGCTTCCATCGCTGCGGAGAGCATCGTCGTTGCCGCTGCCGCGGCCTTCTCGCCTACCGACAGCGCGACGGACGCGGCGCTTGCGGCTCCCTTCGCCGCCGTTCCCGCTGCAATCTTCGCCGCAGCACCAGCGGCGCTCGTCCCGAGGCCCTGCGTCGCTATCGCCGATGCGTCCTCCTGAGTGGCGAACGCCGAGGACGAGAGCTTGGCAGCATCCATCTCAGTCTTGCCGCGCTGTATCTTCTCGTTTGCTGCGGCAATCTTAACGGCGAGCTTCGCGTGGGCCGTCTCGAGAAGACCGGCCTTGTCTCCAAAGTTCTTGTATTCAGACGTCGCGTTGCGCGTCGCGACCCTCGCGTCAGCGAGCTTCTTGACGTTGCTGTCCAGAGACGAGCGCAGCTTGTCGTGGTAGTTCCTAGCCCTATCGACAACGCTGTTCGACTCGGAGAGTCCGCTCCTGAACCCGTCTACGCCCTGCTTCGTGTAGACGAACTTGACTGCCATGTCGGACAGCTTGTTGTTGACCTTCTCGGAGAAGTCACGGACCTTCTGCATGGAAGGTGCAAGGGCCGTCCCAAGCTCCTGCGAGAGGAGCCACGCGCTGTCGTGGAGGTTCGTGAACGCGCCGCGGAGTCCGTCGTACACTCCCCTCGTCTGGCCTGCCTGAGCGTTGTGGAGTGCGAGCCTGTTCGCGAGGTTCGACAGCGCCGTCGATATGCCGTTGAGTCCGGACGATATCGCACCGCCGAGCGCCCATGCAGCAAGAGCGGCTCCCAGTCCGTGAGCTGCGATTATCGCGCCATCGGAGTTCAGGAGCACCGTAAGAATGTTCTGGATACCGGTGTTGAGGCCCTTGAACGTCGCCGATGCCGCATCAAAGAGCGGGTCAGCCACGGCCCTTGCAAGCGAGAGAACGAGGTTGGCACCATCGCCAGCGGCCTTGCCGAGGTTCGCGAGCGCCTGCGTGTTGTTGATGAACCACGTCTGCCAGCTCGACAGAACGTCGATGCACACCTTGATTGCACCGCGCAGCTTGTCGCCAATCCATGCGACGAGCGGCAGTATTGCCTCTCGCGAGAAGTTCCCGACGAGAGTGCCGACACCGTTGAGCGCAGCAGAGAACGTGTTCATCATCTGGGCGGCGAGGTCGAATGCGTACGCTGCCGTCTCCGGGAAGTTGAACGCGACTGCTATCGGGCCGAGAATCTCGACAACGTTACGCGCGAAGTTCGAGAACAGGTTAACGGCAGCGACAAGCTCGTTCGCCATCGCTCCCGCAATGTCGAGTCCCTTGAACTGGTTGCCTATCGCCTCGACTGTCTGCTTTACCGCCTCATAGAGTGGGTCGAGCGCCATTGCGGCACGCTTCGCGACGTCCATGAGGGCGTTGAATATGTCATCGCCTATGCCCTTGGCGTTGCCGAGGAAGTCGTAGGTCTGGATTGGCATGGCTCCGCCGCCGCCAGCACCGCTTCCTCCGCCAGCACCGCCACCGGAGCCTCCGCTTCCGCTTCCTCCACCGGAGCCACCGGAGCCTGAGCCTCCGTTTCCTCCGAGTGCCTTTGACGTGTTGTCGCTGAGCTTGTTAATCTCGTCGAAGGAGAGGACCTGACGCTTGAGTTCCTTGACCTCCTTTGCGGCCTGCTTCGCGGCGTCGCCTATTCCCTTGTACTTCTTGGCAGTCGGGTTCTTGCTGCCGCTGCCGCCGCCGCTGCCTCCGGTGTCGCCGCCACCAGACGGGAGCGATACGCCATCGTCTCCGCCGCCGCCTCCACCGACGCTCGTCCCGCCTCCGTAGTTTACGGCGGATATCTGTGCGCCTCCGGTGAGGTTCGCAATCATGTTCGCCAGCGTCGCAACAACCTTCGCTGCTGCGATTGCGGCGGGCATGATTGCCTTAATCATCGGGAGGAATATCGAGCCGATGGAGCGGGCGGCGTTCCTGACGTTGCTCTGGAACACGCGGAGCGCGTTGGCCGGAGAGTCGAGCGTGCGGGCCATGTCTCCCTGCGCCCACGACACCTGCGAGAGCATGGCCTTGTAACGCAGCATTGCCTTCTCGGCCTGCGTCATGGACTCGACGTTCTCGTCGATGCCCATAGCCATGGCCTCTTCCTTGAGCTTCGCCTCTGAGAGGTCGAAGCCAAGCTCTCGCAGCGGCCTAATCTGGCCAGCGAGTCCGGCCTGAACCTTCTCCATGGCGTCGCTCTCGGAGATGTTGTAGAACGACGCGAGGTCGTAGGAGAGCTGGGTGAGCTGCTGGCCCATGGTTGCCGCCCTGTCGGTGGCGATTCCCATGCCTCGAGCCATGGTCGTGAACGTGCCCTCAGAGCGGAGGAAGTCCTGCGGGGCGATTCCGAGCGCCTGATAGACCTGATTCGCGTACTCCTTGGCCTGCCCGGCGTAGTCGCCCATGGCGACGTTGACGAGGTTCATGTCCTCGATGTACTTGTTCGCCTCGTTGATGAGCGAGCCTATCGAACCGGCAATGGCCTTCATGCCGTTGCGGACGATGGAGAACACGGTGATTGTCGATGCGAGGTTAGCGAGCCTCTGGCGGAACGACTCGGTGTGGGATGCGGCCTCGTCCGTTGCCGACGTTATCGTCCTGAGGTTACGGGAGGCCTGAGAGCCGAGTCCGCTGTAGGACGAGCGTATCGCGCTAATCTTCTGCGGCAGTGGACCGAGCGCCGTTGAGAGCTGCCGAGCGTCCTCCGCGACCTGCTTGAAGTCGGTGTTGTGTAACGCCTGTGCCGCCTCGGGGAGACGCCTCAATGCGTTTATGGTCGTGGATATGGAGGAGGACTTGACCTTGGAAAGCTCGTTGAGGACCTCCGCGAGCTGATGAACCTTGGAAGGCTCAATCTTCGCCTCGTTGAGCGCGCTCGCGCCCTCCGCGACGCGCTTGAGCCTAGAGCCAAGAGTTGAATCTACGTTCTTTCCTTGCAGCTCGCCGACACCATTCGCGAGCGCGTTGAGTGCGCTCACGTTCGACAGGCCGCTTATGCTGCTGGAAATCCTGTTAATCTGGTTCGCGAGGCTCGAAGACACCTTCACGCCGTCGAGCCTCTTCACGGCGTTCGCCACGCCGCTGAGAGTGTTGGCTGCGGACCTCTTCGAGCCTACCGAGCCAAGGGCAGCGGACAGCTTCTCCAACGAATCCGCAGCCGGACCCACCTTGCTCTTGATGGAGCCAACGTCATTAGAAAGGCCGCGCAGCTCGCTCTTGGCGCTCGCGGCCTTTGCCTCTATGCTGATTCTGAGCTGGTCAATGCTTGCGTCGGCCATGTTGTCCCCGTTTCCGGGGGTGCAGCCACCATCGCCGAAACTGTCCTCCTACTGAGGTCCGTGTGCGAGAATCCACTCGGCGAACCTCTGGTGGTCTGCCTGCTCGTTGATTGCCCTCGTGGCCGCGTCAACAGGCTCTTCCTCGCCCTCGTGGCCGTATGGGCGCTCCATCCAGTCATCGGCCCTGTCCTTGCCCGAGAACGGGTTGAGCACTGCCGACGCGCGGAGCAAGGCGTCGTAAACGTACGCGCCAGACTGCCACCTCTCCCAGTCTCGGCGCTCTGCCCCGAGCCTCTCGGCCTCCCTGCGCGCAGCGAAGAGCCAAGGGTCCCCGTACCAGAACTCGTCCGCAGTCATGCCCATCGAGAGCGCCACCGGGAGAGCCTCTGAGAACAGGTGGTGTATGGGCTTGGGGCCGTCGTACCCTTCGCCCGGAGTCGTGTCCGCTACACCAGACGGAACTTCATACGGCTCTCGGTGATAGGGTTTCCGGTGATTGCACGGACGCCCTGAGTGAACAGCACGCTCATGTAGGAGATGAGCGTCTCCTTGTCGCCGATGGCCTCCCACAGCTCGAGGGCCTCGTCGAAGGTCATCTTCGGCTGGTCGCTCTTGAGTCCGGGGAGAACGAAGTCCTTCACGAACTGCTCAGCTCCGTGAAGCGTGCCCTCGGCAAGCTCCTCCTGAACGCTATCGATAGTGGTCCCGTTGGACTCCATCTTGCGAACGACTGCTCGAGGGTAGCGGATGGTGTACTCGTTGCCGTCACCATCGTCGATGACGATGTGGTCGTGAGTGCCGACCTCCTCGACGAGCTTGTCAAAGTCCGACTTCTCATTGCGTGCCATCTGTTCGTTCCTTTCCGTTGGGGTGCAGTCCTATCGCTTCTCGCGTTTTGCTTACGCGCCAGCAGGCTCGACGGTCACGGGCTTGGTGCCTGCGGAGATGTAGGTCTTCATCTCGCGGGCCTTGTTGGTCGCGCCGCTGGTGAGGTAGGTGGTCGAGCCGCCCTTCCACACGAAGATGCCGTCGTGGCCGTCAGGCGTGGTGCCGTCTGCCGCAGCGCCGAGGTAGAGCGCCCACCACTCGTCATTGCCCTTCTTGTCGATTTCCTTCATGGCGTCGTACACGTCCTTGATGTAGTTCGCGGTGAACTCGAACGAGTCGAGCTTCTGGACGCCGTTGACCGTAGTCTGCGTATCTTCGGAGAGCGTGGTGGTCTCGATGGTGTCAGGCTTGCCACCCATGTCCGGGTAGTCCTTGATATCCATGGCCTTCTTGAACTTGGAGAGGTCGGAGCTGGTCGGTACGGGGCCGGTGATGGAACCCTCGAGGTGCATGAGGTAGGTGTGGATTGTGCTGGTTGGGGTCTTGCTTGCGGTGAGTGCCATGTTGGACTCCCTTTCTACCAATTGGCTGTCGTGCCCGAGGCGTCAACCGATGCCCGCCACGTGGCCGTCAGCCTTCTTACTGACGTGTCGGCGTTCGGGACCTCAGATAGGTTCGAACGCCTGAATCCGAGCCTGTAGAACGCCTCGTCCGCTACCGAAATGATGGCCTTGGCCTCCTGCACGCTCGTGCCCGAGTAGGCCTCTGCGACCACCTTCGTCCTCGTCCAGACCTCCGAGCCGGAACTGTCATCTGTCCCGGGGGTGGGAGACGGGAACGAGTAGCTGAGGTACAGGGCAGGAAGCTTCCTGTCCTTTGAGTTGACGAGAGCCGTGGTGACGAAGCAGCTTGGGAACTTGGCCCTTACCTGCTCCCTCACGTACGACGTGTACTTTGCCGAGAAGTCGTTCATTTCCTTGCTCCCATGACGTAGGAGAGCATCACGGAAGCGGCCTCGTCGCGGATGGCCTCTGCGCCTGCGGCCATGAATCCCTTGCCGCTCTGGCCGTGGGTGAGGTGGAACTCGCCGTTCTTCGGGTACACCCAGCCCTCCTCGCCCTTACCGGAGGCGTTGGCCTCGTAGCCTGCTCCGGACATTGCCTTGGCGTCGAACTGGTCTCCGGAAGGCGTCCCGATGCCGGTGCCGAACTCGACGAACGCAGCATACGGAGCGCTCGCAACGACGTCGTATCCAGACTCCGTGCGCTCCGTGTGTATCGACGCAGCCAGCCCCCGGTGTCAGTGGGGCAAGCCGCCTTGGCAACGTTCATCGCCTCGGTGGCGAGAGCGAGAGAACCGCGCTCTGCTCCTGATTCGATTCCGTCTCCGAGCGCGTTGAGCGCGTTCTCGAGAGCCTCGAGCGAGTCGAGCGACAGCTCCGCAGAAAGCTCCATCAGCGCACCTCCCCACGCTTGAGGGCGACAGAGAAGAACCCTATCGACTGCGACACCGCCCTCACGTCATATGCGTCGGTCATGACAGGCTGTCCGTCATCCGCCGTCTGAGGCTCTGAGAGCGCCCACATGACGTCTCCCTCGGATATCCCAAGCTCGTTGTCTCCGATGACAACGGAGAGGTCGTAGTCTATTGACTCGCCGAACGGGGATGCCGTCGCGTCTCCTGACGGCGCCGAGACGTTCGCCCTGAGATGGACCGGAGTTGACCACTTGGATACGTACTCGGCTGTCCCTACGCCGTCATCGTCAACAAGCTCGACAAGCTCAGGCTTCGAGAGCCACAGGTCCCTCTTGTTGCGCTCCGCCATGCGCATCATAGAGGCCTCCCCTTCGGGACCACTCGACGCGCGAGCGACGGAGATATACCGTCTGACGCGAACCTGCGCGTGACACCGTTCTCCGAGTTCTGCAACTCGCCCTCTGTTCCGCGACGGTTAATCATGTCTGCCGCGAACTCGCATTGCAGGGTGTCGTAGCGCGTCTCCCAAGCCTCCGATGACGGGTCCTTCGCGAACGGGTTCCTCATCGCCAGAATCTTGTCCATTGCGACGCGCAGGTAGGAGGAAGCGACCTCGTTGGTGACGTCGCTCCCTCCGCCTGCCAAGGCCTTCGTCAGGTTCAGCTTGTCCGAGTCTGTGAGGGCCATGGTCAGTCCTTAGGCCTGCGTGGTGACGGAGACGATGGGAATGGACTTCGCGTCGAACTTGAGCGACCAGTTGGCCTTGTCGGAGAGCTGCGCGAGGGTGGGCGACGCCGTGTAGCCGGAAGGCTTGGTGTACGAGAACCCGTTCGGGTGGATGGTCTCGCGCTTGCGGGTGACGAGCGTGTTCATGCCGCCGTTCTTGATTGCCTCGCGGACCACCTCGACGGGCACCTCACACGGGGCGTCTGCGTGACGCAGCGCACCGACGCCAAGGAGGTAGGTCGTGTAGGTCGCGGGCTTTGCGCCGGAGCCGCTGGTCGCGGCGGTCATGGGCACGGAGTCATCGACAACGACGGCCATGCCGTTGGCGTACGCGAGGTTGCGCACCTGACGCTGAATGCCGTTCGCGTCGGTGTACTTGGCGAACTCGAGAAGGTCCTTCTTCGCGAGGGAGTTCGCAATCTTGGAGTGCATGAACGCGAGGGAGATGGTGTCGGACTGGTCGCCGATGGCATCGACGGCAGCGTCGCCGAGGGTGGTGGCATCGATTGCCGCGTCGGAGGAGATGACATGGGACTTCATGTCGGCGACACCGCAGACGGCACCGAGGATGCCGAGCATGTACTTCTGGCGGAGCTTCTGGTAGAACTTCGCGACGCCCGGGATTACCTGAGCGCCCATGGGGTCTGCGCCGGAGTTGTAGTCGCGGACGAACTGGGACTCGGACCAGCCCTGAGTCACGCCGAACACGATGCCGGACGCGGAGTCGCCGGTAGCCGCCTCGACGGGGACGTCGGTCTTGCCGTCGTAGTTGGCGGGAGTGCCGCCGAGGGGCTTGTAAAACGGCACGGTGTAGAGGTCGCCGCCGTCTGCCACTGCGCGTGCGATGGATGCGTCCTCGACCATGGCGCCGGAGTCAACGAGCGCGGTCTTCGTCGGGTCGGGCTGGTTGTACCAGTTTGCGATGAAGAGTTCGGCATCGAATGGGTAACCGAGATAAGTTGCCATTTGTTCCTTCTTCCTTCCGTCTTGTTACTAGGAGAGCTGGCTGAGGATTTCCGGGTTCTGCGCGCGAAGCTCGACCTGCTTCGCGTATGGAAGGGACATGAACTCCTTCTTGGTGGAGACCGTGCCGTTGCTGGCGTCACCGCCCGCAGGTGGCTTCATGCCACCGAGGCTCTTCTTCTCCGCGGCCTCGCTCGCAGCGGCGACCTTGGCCGACACCATGTCGGAGATTGCCTTCGCAGCTGCGACCGTCGCCTTGCGGTCGTTGGAGACGATTGACGGCATGAACGCCTTGTAATCGTCCTCGCTGATTCCGGCTGCGGCGAACACCGCGACGGCGCTCTGCTCGCTGAGGTCGTGGAGGGCCTTGTCGGCTCGCTTGTTGGCATCGTCGATGGCCTTCTGCCACTTCTCGGCGTCGCTGAGGTTCGCCTCGCTCGCCTTCGTGAGTTCGTCCACCTTCGACTGAGCCTCCGCGAGCTGCGCCTTGAGGTCATCCTTGCCGGACTTCGCGGCGTTGATATCCTTGCCGTTCGCGTCCATGATGGCGTTCACCACCTCGTCGGTAGCGGCCTCTCCGAGCAGTTCCCTGAGCTTGTCCCTGTGCATTACTCGTCCTCCTCTTGGCTATGCTTTGGTTCCGGGGGTCGCTTCCCCTGTCCTGCGACGGTTACGCCGTCGCCCGCGTTATCGCCTCCGCCGTCATCGGCGGTGTTGGCCTCTTCGTCCCCGTCCTTCTCCCCTGCCGAGAACGTCTCGAGCGCCTTCTGCGCCTGCTCCTCCACGTAGCACATGGACTGGTCGTATGCGTCCTCCGGGTCCGTGAACATCCCGCAGTATTGGAACGCGAGCCTCGGCGCGACCTTCCCGCAGCCGAGGAGCGTCGTGAGGACCTGCGTCTTGCTCTGGATTGCCTCGTAGTTGCGTCGCGTGAACTTGATTTCTACGGACGCCGGGTCGAGTCCGAGGCCCTCGCTCACATCCATGATTGAGAGCGCGAGCCTGAGGAACCTGCGCTCAGCCCTCTTGAACATGGTCTCGGTCTCCTTGCAGCGGTTCTCGCTGTTCGACCATCCGTCGCGCATCGTCACGGCAGCGCCGGTGTCGCTCGTGGACGCCGACCCGCCGACGTTGAACGGCATTCCGCATATGGAGAGCGCGGTCTTATAGAGCGAGTCAACGAGCGTCTGCGTCTGCGACTGATTGAGTTCGCTGTTGAGCGTGTACACCTTCGCAGGAAGCTCGCTGCTCGACGTAATCTGCAACGCTCCGAGGTCCATAAGCTCCGAGAACGTCTTGCGGCGCTCCTCGTCATCGGTGCCTAGGTCAACGTTCTCGAGAACCATGAGCGCCTGAACGAACTGCGCGATTCCGTCAACTCGGTTCGACTCAATCTCGTTTATCGCGTCGAAGATGGAGAGGACGGCCTCGAACACGCCCATGCGCTCCGGGTTCGCGTCGTACTCGATGATTGGTACCGCGCCGAGCGGGTTGGAGTCGGCCTCGATGACGCGACCGGAGCGAACGACGAATCGCGAGTCGTTGGTGTACACCGTGTGCGTCGCCTCGCCAGACTCCGGGTCACGCACAGTCGTGACGGCGTACATAGGCTCGTGGAACACGCTGTTGTCGTACACGACGAACGTAGAGCGCGGGTCGAGCGTCGCAATCACGAACGGCCTGTCGGTCTTCCCGTCTGCAATCTCGCTCGACGGGAGCACGAGCCGGTAACCGACGCCGACCTCGCACATCCACTGCACAAGCTCAAGGTCGCAGGCGTGCTTGTCTGCCGCGACGCAGGCGTCGTTGAGGCGCTGTACGCGGTCGGACACGTCATCGCCGACCGTATCTCCGTCTGTCCCGTGGGCCGAGTACGTGATAGGCTCGCCCGCGAGCGAGTCCGTACGGTCCTTGCACAGCTGGTACGCCCTGTTCTCGACGAGGGCGTTGTTGATTTCAGGGCGAACGGCCTTCTTGCGGCGGAGCACCGGCTGGTCGCCGAGGAAGTACCCGTGAAGGTAGGCCTCATCAGCGGCGTTCGCTCCGTGAACGACGAGCGCCTTCTCGATTACATTCGCGACGTTTGTAGCGTCTATCGAAACCGGAGATGAGAGGATGCGCCTGCGTCCCCTGTAAACCTTCCGCAAGAGGTTGTTCTCGGTCTGGTCTGCCACTAGGCTCCCCCACTCGTGTCTCGCGCTTGGGAGGGCGGAGTTGGAGGTACTCCGCCCTCTCCTGCGATGGGGCTGCACCCCTACTGCGGAGTTTGGTTCCGGGCACCAGCCACGTCGTGCGGAGTGCCTAGAACGGCCTCTTAACGGGGACCGCCTTCGCCTTGACGCTCTTCGAGAGCATGTCGGCGAGCATCGAGAGCGCGTCCGGGGCATCGTCATGGGCGTTCTTGGAGTCGAGTGAGAAGCCGGTCACCTGAGACATGAACCGACCGTAGTCGCTGTTCGTCTCGTAGAGCGACGGGTCGCGGAACACGCAGTTGTTGATTATCCAAGGCGACGCCGCGAGGATTCTGGTCTCCTTGTTCGACATGGTGTACTTCTTCTGGACCGAGCAGAGTGCTCCCATGTCCGTGAGCGCCTTCTGTATCGAGTCGGCCACGGTCCCGCCCGCGCTGTTGGACTCGAACCTCGCGACCTGAACCCCGTCAGAGGCAATCATCGACGCGACGCGCCTGTTAACGACCTTGGGGACAGAGTTGTCGCAGAGCGCGTCCGCTATGAACCACTTTCCCGGCACTGATGCGAACTGCATCGCGACGGGCATGGCGCAGTAGTCGGTGCCGACACCCTTCGTGTCAACGACTGCGACGGTGCGCGTCGGTGCCTCGTCGGGAAGGGACAGGTAGCGCTCGAGCGAGTCTGGCGGGAACAGCTGGCCCTCGCGCACTATCGGGTCGCCGTCGTACTTAGCCGCGTAGGTCGCGGAGTCCGTGGTGCGCTTCATGTCGATGTAGTATTCGGTCGAGAAGCCGACACCGTACTCGTACTCGAAGTTGCTCTCGCCGGTGTCCGGGTCCAGCGCCGGTATCACCAGCGTGTGGAACCCTTCCTCGCCCTCGTGGAGCCTGCTCATGCGACCGATTGGGTCGTTGACGTCCCATCTTGTTCCGACCATGAGCTGCTTAGCGCCGGTCTTGCGGCGGTCGTAGCACTGGTTGACGTAGTTCGCCCACTTCTTCTCGAGGCGGACGGGGCTTCTTGCCTCCTCAATGTCCTTCACGAGGTCATCGGCGTAGAGCCATCCGCCCTCGCCGACCTCTACGGCGCCGGTGAGCGTTCCGGAGATGGAGCGGCAGGTTATGGACGGGTACGAGCGCCTCTCGCCGAGCGTGAGGGACTCGTACTCGGCTGACTTCTCGACGAGCTTCGCCTCGGGGAATATCTCGGAGAAGCGGTAGCGCGGGTCCGTGATGAACTCGAGCACCTGATTGTAGAAGTGGTCCGTGAGGGCGTCGGAGTGGGCAACGACGAGGTTCGAGTGCAGCGGGTCCCTCCCGGAGTGCCATGCCATAGCCATGCAGCACGTCGAAGATTTCGCAGTTCTGGGAGGCATAGAGACGGACAGGAACTCAGCCTTCGGGTTCGTCTCGAACCACTGCAACTCCTTGTAGAGGCGCCAAAGCTTGCTCCTGCGCGGGAGCCAGAGCCTCGACTTCGGGTCGCGGTCAAGCTCCATGGCCTGAGCGAACGAGTCGAAGTCAACCCTAGCGTCAACGGTGATTACCGTCCTGTAGCAGTCGCCGAGAGACTCGAGCTGTTGGAGCGACGCCCAGCCGCAGCGAATCGCGTCCTGCAACCGGGAGAGGACCATCTGGTTATCCGAGTGGTCTATCGCGCCGTCCTCGCGAGACTGAGCTATCGCGGAAGCGGCGTCTACGTACGCGCCGACGTCCCTAGGGTTCGCGTCGATGTAGGCGCAGATGGACTCGACGAGCTTGGGCATGAAGAGAGGCCACCTCCAATGGCAACGTTCCTACGCCATGGATGGTGGCCCCGAGTCGGACGTAAAGCGTGCGGGCCTACGCCACGAGCCTCCCGTCCTTCACCATGTTCGCGACGGTGTTCGGGTGGACTCCGAGGTAGGACGCCACAGAGCGCCTAGAGGCACCGTCGGAGAGCATCCTCTGCGCCTCGTCCATGCGCTCTGCCGGTATGCGCTTCTTGACGCCTCCGCGCATCCTCCCTGCGGCCCTGGCTATCGCCACGCCCTCCCTAGTGCGTCGTATCAGCTCCTTGCGCTCGCTCTGCGCCACGTACGCGAGCGTCGAGAGAACGACCGACTCCATCGCCTCGCCAATGTCGCCCATCTCGCGGAACTTGCGCGAGTCCATGAAATCGAGGTCGAGTATGCGGATATCTACGCCACGGTGGTGGGCAAGCTCGCGCCACTGCTCCGTAACCTCGCCGAAGTTCCTCCCGAGCCGGTCGAGAGAGTCAATGACGATGAGGTCGCCGTCGGAGACGGTATCCATGAGGGCCTTCCACCCGGGCCTGTCGAGAGACTTGCCGGATGCCTTGTCGCGGAACAGGAAGTCTCCGCCGATTCCGAGCGATGCCATGGTCGCGAGCTGGCGGTCGAGGTTCTGGCGCTCCGTCGAGACGCGGACGTAGCCGTAGGTTGCCATGTCTAGCGCTCCTTCTTGTTCGCCGGGGCCGGGCCGACCGTCATGCTGTCGGTTACCTCTATCGAGCCGGACGGGAGCTTGGACGTGATTGGGACGGCCACGAGCCTGTAGCCAAGCACGTCGAGGCAGGCGACGAGGAAGCCGACGCCCACGGTCTTGGCGTTGAGGCGGGTGTTCATCGTCTGCGGCATCATGCCGAGCCTCTGCGCGAGCGCCCTCATGCTCCACGTACCGGAAGCCTTCACCCTGTCCCTGATTACGTCCGTTGACCTCATCGCGGCACCTCCATTGCCTCGTAGCTGCGTTCATACGTAGTGTGGGGCTAAGCGGTTCCGCTGTCAAGGCCTTTTTGTTTTCGCGGGCGGAGAGGAGGCTTAGTAGAGCACATAACTACCTTAACAATCCCTCCCCAGTAGGTCGATGTGGCCCGGGCCGATAGCCTCCAACTGCACAAACGCACGCCCTATATATGCGACAAACAGACGAACGTGTGAATGTGGAGAATCTATGTAAGCGTATCGACTTGCATGCGTGTACTAGTCGTAAGTGGATACGCTTGCAATGTGTCAAGTAAGGCAAACGGCTTACGGAGGTAAAGCAATGAAAGAAACAAAGACTCAAGTAATCGCCTACACGGACCCGAACGGCAAGGAGTACACGGCTGAGGCCCTTGCAGCACTCACACGCGACGAAAGACAGGCCCTTGCAGAGATTGTAGTAACGGACGCGATAAGTGAGCTAGATGATTCTGAATTGGTCTGGTTCATTGCTAGCTATGAGAAAGAGAACTACAGCGAGTTCGGCAACGGTTTCGACGTTTTCGATACTGAAGAGTTTTTCGACTGTATGACCGGCTCGAAAGCGGATAAGTGGTGCAGCCTTATCGACGACATAGTTGCAGCCGCTGTAAACGGGCGTGTCACCGGCTCGGACTACATTCATTACGACTCTTGCGGCAACCTGTACATAGAAGACTTGGACGACGTAACAGCACGCGCATGTGCTTCAAGGGACGACTTTGCAGAAGAGGTGTGTGGGTCAATCGACCCGGATGATTTAACCCTTGACCTCCGCTATGTAGACGTGCCCGACGACGTGAACGCTGCACTTGAAGAGCTTGCTACGGCCTACAGTTACGCCACCGACACCGATTAGGATGAGTAACCATGTACGCAACCACTTACAAGAACGGCAACGCGCTTATTCACCCGGATGGCAACTATTGCGGTTTGTGGCGCGAATTCGTCGCGGACCTTGCTTACATAGATGATTTAAACGTTGTCGACATACTGGGCCCGTGCGTTTATGGAAACGACTACGCCACAATCCCGCTTTTAGTGTCGGGTCCGCGCGGTATCTGCGTGTATGAGGTCTCACCCGGCGACTATGAGACGGCAAAGCGTGGCAATTGCTTTAGGCTTTATGCGGATTACGACTATGAGATTTTCGACGTCCCGCGCTACTACGATTTTTACAGCGCGACTATCGACGGCACACGCGGCACTATCTACAAGCTTTGCGCAAAGCGTTGGGACGATGTGAGTACGGACATAGACCGGGCGGAAACGTGCGGATGCATCCGCCTAGGCACGCGAGCGGAGTACGCGCCGGAAATGCGCGGCATAGCGCTTTTCGTGCCCAATGGCGTTGCACATGGGTTTGAGTAGGTGCAGACGCATACCAGACGGCCACGGACAAGGAAGAATACTAACCATGAAGACAATCACGAAGACTGTTTACACCTACGAAGAACTCACACCGGAAGCCAAGGCGCGCGCGCTTGAAGAGTATGCCGCTTCACAAAGTGGCGCGGAAGCTGGCTATGAATCACTCGTATATGACGTCAACGACACCGTTTCTGCTTTTGAGGATGCAACCGGCATAGATATCAGAATCGGCGGAGGCGTCTATTCGACCACCTACAAGGCCGATTTTACCGATGATGCATGTTACGGCTATGATTTTCCGGACTTCTCACGCGATTCTGTTTGGTGTGATATCGATATCGCAAGCGCTTGGATAAACGACGACGAATTTATAGACTTGCGGAAAGAGTTTGTGCATTGTGCATACATGCGCGATAGATTCAGCGGTGAATCAGACACGTTTTTTAGCATGTACACCGACGCCGACGCATCTACTTACGAAGCCTCTGCCTACCTTGGACTATCCGGGCAAGCTAACGAAAGGGCGGCGCATTACCGCGACAAGATGGAGAAAATGCTTTCTGGCGCGGCGTCGCGCGTGTGTAACGCGGTAGACGGACTCATTGAGATGTGTTGGGAAGACGCGACTAGCGAAGACCGATTTGTAGAAGAATGCAACATCTACGAAGCATATTTTGAAGAGAACGGCCACGTATATAACGGCATTTGGTAGGTGCAGCGAATGAAACACGACTACGGAACTCTAATCATACTTTTGGCTGTCTTGCTTTTGCCGGTATGGCTACCGCTCTTGATACTTTTTTGGCTTTGCAACAACGCTTGACGCCACTGCGCCCCGGACGTATCCGGGGCGCTTTTTTGTCTCCGTATCGCCTCCGGTATTGCCTCCGCTATCCATGCAAGCCATTCTAAGGCGTTTTTAGACGCCATTTGCGGCAACGTTGATACTTGTTATCGTTCTGTATTTGACGGCCTAATTTTGCCCTTGCAGAGTCTCACACGCACATTCCCGCATATCCCGCAAAGCGCTGTTTCCTAGCGTACCAACCACATACAGCGCGCGCCACGTCACGGCAACGACGTCGCCGGGACGCCGCCGCCGCATATCGTGCGTTTCTCCACAATCCACTTACTAGCCATTCTAAGGCGATTCAAGGCATTGCGTTTGTCTATATGGGCACTTAGTCGCGTTCACGCGCTATCGACCAAAAAACGGCCCTGTATTGCCTTACAGACGCCATTGCGCGGCGTCCACCCGTTACAGTTTCCCGCCGATATAACGGCAAAAAGAAAGCGCCCCGAGGCCGTCGCTGGCCCCGAGGCGCTTTTTCTGTCTGGGAATCCGAGCTTTTCAGCTTCCGGCTCCCGATTTCTCTCTGTCTGGATGCCCTAATAAAGGTTTTCCTATTTCGCCGAAATTTCTGGGCCAGACCCCTAATAAAGGTTTCTCGAATTCGGTGAAATCCGCAGCTCACTGGCTCTTCTTGCGGCCTCGGCCACTCGTGCTCGTCTTCCTCGGCCTGCCGGGCTTGCGCTTCGCCGGTGCCTTCTTGGGCTTCGGAAGCTCGTAGACGGCCTCGACGTCCGCATCTACCGGCGTCTCAGTCGGGAGAGCCGACTGGTACTTGGCCTCGAGTTCCGCCTTCGAGGGACCAAGCTTGGCGCTCTCGTGGCGGACAACCGTCTCGGTGACGTCGCCATAGCCGAAGTTGTTCTTTCCGATGAAGATGCCAGCCACGGGCTGCTTGAAGTCTCCGCTGCTCATGTGGGTAGCCCAAATACCTGCGACGGAATTCAAACATTTTTGAAAAATCGGGGCCGAAGCGACGCTCAGCCTCGCGCCTAGTCTGCACCTCTCGCCCTTGCTGACCTCGATAATCTCCTCGCGCGTCGTGTCGAACCCCATCGACAGCGCCTCAATCGTGATTGCACGCCCGTACTTCTCGCTCAGCTCGAGCAGCTCGAAGTACCTGTCGCGCACCGCGTCCGGGTCCTCCATGTCAATCGTCGGGAGCATGAACAGCTCCTTGGCGTACGCGACGTCGTTGCTCTTCTCGACGGGCCTCGTCGCTGTCGGGAGGTTGTTCTTCCTCCCGCTGCCCTTGCCCGTCATCGGCCTCTGCCCGCTACTCATCGATACCCCTCATCTTCGCCTTCATCTTGGCCCTGTAGCCAGTGACCCTCGCCCGCTCTGCCCTGTCCTTGCCTCCGACGAGTCCGTACCACGCCCGCTCCCCGTCCTCGGTGAGCCTGTAGACCTGTCCCCTCTTCCCCCTCCCCCTCTTGAGGAGGCCCTTCTCGACGAGGGACTCTGCTATATCCGCCAGTAGGCCCATGTCGGCCCTCGTGCAGTACGGGAAGTACCTCGCCGTCTTCGAGAACCTCTCTACGATGTTGAAGTCATCGCCGCAGAACGTGGACGGCGCGTACGCCTTGAGGAAGTTGCTCTCACCGCAGGTGAGTCCCTCCGTCCTCTTGAAGTGGTAGTCACTCGGCATCGAGCCACCTCCTCCTCGACTCTCCCTCCATGCGCACCGCAATCGCCCCTCCGACGAGCCTGTCGCATATCGCCTCGGCGAGCACCGGGTCACCGGCGGAGAGCCTGCCGACGAGTCCTCCCATGTCGCTGTTGGCGGTGACAATCGTCGGCCTTCCGTTCTCGACCCTCACGTTGACAATCTCGTAGAGCGTCTCGAGCGCCCATGGCGTGAACCTCGGCTTGTCTAGGTCATCGACGAGCAGCATGTCAGCAGCCTCAATCTCCTCGACCGTGACGCCGGGCCTGCCGTCGTACGAGGCCTTGAGCGAGGATAGCATCGACACGGCACCGAAGGCCCTCGGCTGGTACCTCTCCCTCCTCGCAGCCTCCCTGAGCACGGCGCAGGCTAGGTACGTCTTCCCGCTTCCCACGTCGCCGTAGACGTAGAGTCCCGTGGCGTCTCCGGACACGAGCCTCTCCGCGAGCCTTGGCGCCCTGCCGTCCTCTGCGCTGGCGTACCTCGAGGGTATCCCTATCCTCGAGAGCCTCTCGCGGTACCTCTCCTCCCTCCATCTCGAGACCTCTCCCTCAAGCTCCTTCTCCATTCCTACTCCTCACGTATCCCGGGCATCGACCAATGGCTAGCCGAGTCCCTGACGCCGTACTGGCCCTGAGGTATCGCCCTCTCCTGCCTCGACGTCTCGGCCCTTAGCGGCTGGTTCACGTATCCCTCGATGTGGGACGGCGCGAACAGCGTCTCCGGCCTCAGGAACTTCTCCATGTCCGTCCCTAGCCACTCCTCGCACTTGACGTCTATGACGTGGAACAGCTGCTCCTCGGTGTATCCATCAGCGAGCCTCGCGCTCACCGACTGTGCGCTCTTCTTGGACGAGGCCCTGTACGACTTGTGGGCCACCTCGTTCAGATGGCCTATGACCCGTCCTATCGCCTCTGCCCTCTTCGGATTCGGACAGTGTTCTTTAGTACTTGTACTTGTTAATGTACTTGTTACTGTTACTGTGTTCGATTTCGTTCGAGGCGCGTTCAACGTGCGTTCAACGTCTGCTGAACGTGTGTTCAACTCAAGTTGAAGGTTCGCCTTTGGTGAGTTCAGCAAGCGTTCGCCATCTGCCGGTTCGAGCCTTGGCGTCACTGCCTCGCCACCTGCGGAACCGAGAGAGCGCACCTTCCAGGACCTCTTCCCGGCCCTACTGCACGAGGCCCTCTTGCTCGCCATCTTCTGAGCCGATTCAGCGACCTGACTCTCCGACACGGAGTCGGTCTCGGGGTCGTAGTCGATTACGCCCGTGCCGCTCATCCTCGCGACGAACGCAGCGAGGCTCGCCCTGTCAGAGAACTCTAGGCACCGCATAACGTAGTCGCACGTCATGTTGTCGCCCATCACCAGCGCGTGGCCCTTCACCCTAGCGAGAATCACGAGCAGCTTGGCCCAGCGCCCGAAGTCGGAGACGGGGCCGTTGAACAGCGCACTCCTGCCTATCTCGCTCGAGAAGTCAGCATCGAACCTGAACCAGTCGAGCGGAGCGTCGTAGAGTTCTCCGTCGTTCTCCAATGCGTCCAAGGGAAACGCCCCCCCAACAATCACAAGAAAGCCCAGCTCGTCGCGGTGATGGCACGACTTGCTGGGCTTCCATCCATTGTACCATCAACCGGAGGCCATCACCCTCCACAGGCAATAATCCCGCCCACGGCGACACGTTTCGTGCGTTTGGCACCGAGCCTATCGCAGCTACGAGAGGCTCACGCCGTTCCTCTCAGCCCAATCCTTAGCCGCGTTCACGAGAATCAGGTTTGGCGTGTAAGGCTCCTGACCGTCAATCTTCGACTGGTGCTCCCGCCACCACTCCGGCCACGTGCCGTCAATGTCGCGGGACATTCCCTCCTGTAGCCACCTCGGGACCTCGGAGCCGTCGTGGATGCACATCGCCGCTAGGTCCTCTAGCGAGTCGGCGACGAACGCGCTCGCCATCCTAGCCCGCGCGGCCTCGGCCTCCTCAGGCTCCATCTTCGCCTTCGACGCCTTGCCCATGAGCGCCGAAAGCTTCGAGGGCCTGCTACTCATCGGCCCAATAGCCGGTCACGAGCCGATGGGCGTAGTTGTGTGCCTTCGTGAGGTCTTCGGTCGGGTCATCGGTCTTGTATCCGGCTCTGAGCGCGTACTTGAGGACGTTCCCGAGGAGCCATGCAGAGCGCCCGTCGAGGCCTTCGCAGACCCTCTCGATTACGTCGATAGGCTCGACCTTGCGCTGCGTGTAGTAGTCTGGGTTCACCGCTCCCACTATCGGTCGCCTCCGTTCCCGTGGATTGACACGAGCGCGTTGCAGACCGTCGCGACAATTACGACAGCCGTGAGGCAGATGATTGCCGTAGAGATTAGCTCTAGCATAGAACCACCCCGTTTATTGTATTTTTATCTTGTTTTGGTCGGTTTGTCTTGCGACTAATTCTTAGCCATATAGTCGAATTGCTGAGTATCTGGCAGCGTTTTATAACGCTCATTCCAGAACGTCAACCGGCTCGTCAATCGCGCCGCTACCAACCCGGTCGAAAGACACTGCACGGTGTCCGCAACAGCCGCAGTAGCGTGGTCTCTCATGACCGGCTGGGGCAACGTTTGTCGCTCCGCAATTGCTGCAAACGTACTTGCGCTCTTTGGGAGTCTTCCCGATTTCCGTCATATGGCAAATCGGGTCGATTAGGTCTGACAGAGTGTCGAACAGGGCGTCAGAGCGGATGTAACCTCGAAGCCCAACGAACGTCGCAAGGTCTTGGAACAGGCCCGGAATCTCTCCCGTGTCGATTCTCGAGACGTGACCGTACATCCTCTCGTTGTTGCGGTACCCGTCTGCCTCGTTGCGCATCCTCTCGGCTGCGAGCGTCCTGTCTGTGGTGTAGCTCACTTCGTCTTCACCACCTTCACGTATCTCACCGCGTCCATGTTGATTAGCAGCCCATTCGCGAAGAACTGCCACTTGCGAATGTTTCCGTGGCTATTGTTCTTGAGGTACTCGACCCAATCTCCGTCAATGTCGATTGTCTCTTTGGTATCAATGAAGTGAATCTGCGTCATGCAGTTCCAGTCAGCCATCTTCGCGTGCCTCCTCTTCGAAATGCCACGACGCATAGTCGAACGACGCCGAGTTAAGCGCAATGATTGACTCCTCTATCTTGTCTTGGACAGCCTTGCAGCTCAGGTTGTCGCTGAGCGCGAACGACTCGTTCCAAGCCGTGCCAAGATGCTTCCGTATCTTTCTGAGCCTCTTTGCGTCGGACTCGGCCCATCTACCCATTTCGCTCCTCCATAGCCGCCTCGTATCCCTAGTCGAATCCCGTGTCATGCGCGTACTTGAGCGCGTCGCATGAGTATGAAGTGTTGATTACGGACGCTACTTCCCTCCCGCACTTCGGGCAGTACACGCTCGAAGTGTCAGGCGTCACGTGGCCGCACTTGTTGCAGCAGAGAAGTCCAACGCATCGCTTCGGGTCTGCGCCGGGCAGCTTTATCCTGTACATAACGCACGGCTCCCTGTGCATCACGTACATTTCTGTCTCAGAAGAGAGACGGCCCGGATTCTCTTTGAGTCCAGACCGTCTCTCACCGCTTCTATTCTCTTTTTTCATCGCGTCACCTCGGCCACATCCAGCACCACGTGCAGAAGGCTATGAACAGCAGCACAACGACGAACATCACGACGCTAACAACGTCACTCATAAAGCATCACCTCGCAAACTCCGCCGTGAAGTGCGGAACAAGCATGTGGCTAATCTCAAGTTCAGTCCCGCAGAGCGGGCAACTGCGTTTGTGGTCGTACAGAACGTGACTCATGTATCCCTCGTAGTCGCACACGGCATCGCCAAAGCCGTTAGTGGCGGTGGCGTCACCAAACTCCCAGCCAACAAGCACTCCGAACCCGCACTTCGGGCAGAACACGCTGCTAGTCATCGTCCACCACCCTGCTCCCGCACTGCGTGCAGTACCTCATGCCATGTGCCCACGCCGTCGAAGGGTAGAGCGGGGCGTGGCACACTGAGCACGCGCTTCCGATGGGCCTGCCGCGCCACTCGCCCGAGGTCACCACGTGGCACGTCTGGTCGATGAGGTCTGCCACGCGCTTGCTCACGTCCGTCCAGCACCAATCACTATCGATGTCGATACCAAGCGCCGAGACGAATGAGAAGATGCCGTTTGTCCCGCGCAACCTCTTCGCAATCTCTACGCGTTCATCGCTGGTCATCGTCTCTCTTCCTTCCTCTCGAGCAAAAGGCCATGCACTCCGCGCTGTCCTTATCCGGGCAGTCATGCGTGCCCTGATATGCGCAGTCGAAGCACGGCACGACGCGGACGAACCCGAGGGCGTAGGCGACATCGCGGAACTCGTCGCTTGGCTCTGCCGTCACGCCGATTTTCACCGACACGCTTCCTACCGAGCTGCTCTTGAATTTATTCATCGTCCACCACCATCGCTCCGCATTCGGGACAATGGCTTGTCCTTTTCTTCATATCCGGGAACCACGTGAAGCACCTGTCGCATCCAAACCCTCCAAAGTGAGCCGGCCCCAGGTGACATGTCGGGTCTATGAGGTCGGCGAGGCGGGCAAAAACGCTGTAGTACGTGTGTACATCAGCATCGCCAAACGCGGCCTTAGCCACATACCAAAACGGGTCAGAATCGCCGAAATCGAAATCATGCGAGTAAACCCGCATCCGCTCCGCCACCTCGCGGCGCTCGTCGTTAGTCCTCATACAGCACCTCCAGCCCGTACGCGACGGCTGCGTCGTGCTCGATGCGGCATCCACGGGCGTCATCCCAGCCCTTGCAGAAGTAGGCCGCATGGCACAGGCTCATGTTCTCAAGCGACTTGGCGAGGTAGCACAGCGGGACTTGCACGACGCCGCGCTCCTTCATCGCCTCGTCGCTGTACCACTCGTCTGTGAAGTAGGTGTTCACGACCTCGTAGCCCATCGCCTCGAGGTCTGCAATCGCCTTCTCGCGGGCTGCGACGATTTCCTCAGCGGTCTTGCCCGCCATTGGTTGCGACAACATCGCCTTTTTCTTCATATCAACCGTTTCAGCGCTAGACATGCTCTGACTCCATCCTGTAGAAAACTCCCTCGCACGGAACGTCGTAGTTCATTTCCTTTCCAGACACGTACACCGAGATGGTGTCGATGAATCCGCCCTCTCCGTAGCGCACGGAGCACAGCTCTCCATCTATCTCGAATTCGCCAAAAGGCGTGTCATAGACGTGTGAAATCATGTCGCCCATGCGGACGTAGCTCTCTTCGCCTTCGTTCTCGTAGGTGCAGTAGTGGTCCGTGCCAAGCCTGTACGGGATGCGCGTGTCCCGCTCTTCGCTAGTGGATGTCATAGAAACCAGCCCCAAACGCATAGTCGTAACCGCACTCCCACGACTCACCGTCTCGGCTCATGGTCGCCCCGTACTTCGGAGTGCTGCCGTAATCGTCGCCCCAGAAGTTGAAGTGCCACCCTAGGAAGTCGAACTCCTTGTCGTACTCGTCGGATGCGTACCTCACGCCGTTGTACTCCTGGTAATCGTCCCATCCAAACTTGCGGGAAAGGTCATCGAACGTGTACAGGGTCGGCTTGTCATTGCCGACCTCCCAATCGTATAGCTCCGGCCAAGCCTGCTTGAAGCATCCGACGCGGACTCTGCCGTCTCCCATGACGCCATGGTGCGAGAACGTGAACCACGGGCCGTCACCGTTGCGCTTAAGGATGTTCGCGTATATGCGGAGTCCAGTGGGCAGGGACGCCTCGTCGGTGTCGTATACGCCTACGTCCTCCTTGTCCTCCCTGCGCTTGCCGTTGAGGTACACGAACGCGCCGTAATCGCTATATGCCATCGCTCGCCCTCCTAAGCTCCTCCGCGCATTTAGCCGCATCGGCGAAGCCGTCGCCCAGCTGCTCCATCGCCCATCTGACCAGCTCGATGAGCGACACACCCGCGCGCTCTGGCTCCCTGCGCCGTGCGTGCCTAGTCCTGTCCTTTGCCATCGCTGCTACCATCCTCAATCGGCTCGTATCCCAGCTCGCGTATGGCTTTGCCGCCAGTGGCGTCCTCGTACCACACGCCAAGCCCGCCCCAGTTCTCAAGGCGGTTTCGGCGAAAGTCAATTGAAAAGGCCATAGTCTCCGGAACCTTCGTGTCTGTTGGGCACGGGTTGAAGTCCACGTATATCCCGCACCCAGCACCTATGTTCCACACCTCGAATGTGCCGCCGTTCAGAGTGTTTGGAGCGCGCTCCATGAGACGTGCCTGCTTGTCACTCATAGACGTCCTCCCGCTTCTTGGCCTTGGAGCAGAAGTCATCCTTGCCCCAGATGCCGCTGTGCATCCTGCACGTGACGCGACCCGGCATGTATCCGCGCTCGTCGTGGTATGCGCAGTCCTTGCATCGCACCAGCTCGCCAACGTACTCTGGCATGGTCGTGCTCAGCACGCGCATGCGCCATATGCTCTCGTCGCTACTCATGCTCGCCATCCCCTCTCTCTAGCCCTTCCACGCCGATTTGCTCGCAGAACTGCGTGGCCATCGCCTTGGCGATGCCGGGGAACGTCCTGCTGCGCACCTTCGCCCGCTCGTGCGGCGGCAGGCTCCAGGCGTCCGCGTACCACGCGGGCATCGTTTTGCCGCTCTTGTATACGCGGCGCGGCTCTGGCTCCACGACGTTCGTCGGCTTTAGTGGCTTTAAGCCCTCAAGCCACAGGCACGTCTTCTTCTCGTACGGGTCTCCGAACTCAAACGGCTGCACTATCTGGTCTGGCTTGCGCCACGCCGTGCTCATCACGCCAACGGGGTTCTCGATGCAGACGTGCGGCGCCCCGCACTCCGCGAAGGCCATGAAGAAGCGCTCGGCATCCTCGCGCTCGCGCTTTCGCTCGCGGGCCTTGTCCCCGTAGCGCTCCTCGTTGAACCACCTGTTGCCCGTAACGGTGAGGTACGTGCATGGCGGGTGGGCTATCACCAAGTCCCAATGCAGCTTGAGCATCTGTAACGCATCGACGTTCAGGTGCATCATCGGGTATCCCCCCCGCAAGGCTCAATGTCGCATGAGTACGCCTCGTGCCCGAGCCTTCTGAACTCCGTCGCGACGCGCTGCGACTCCTCGCACGCAATCAACACGCGCATCACTCCTCGCCCCCGTCCATCGCGTCGGCGATGCGGGCAAGCGTGTCTGCGAACGGGCGAGAGCGCCTCGTCCACGAGGTTGAGAGCCAGCTGCGCTGGGTGCCCATCGAAAGCGACACGCCCGATGCCGTCATCCCGCAGCCGTAAATCATCTTGCGTTCGGCTCCGAGGATTCCATCGACGTCGTTCGGGACGTAGATTGCCCCAGACACCATGCTCTTTGCCTCTCTTGGCGACGTCCTCTTGCTCATCGGGCCACTCCCCAATCGCTATCTGCACGCATGTTCCAGAGAGACCTAACGTTGGATTTGTAGCACTCGATTGTTGCCCTCGTTCTCGCGCCACATGCAGTGCATCGGACGTATACCTGAGTCTTTCTACCTTCTCCGTTGCTCTTGAATTTGTACTCTGCCCTGCCACCGCAGAACGGGCAACGCCTGAGTACGCCATCGTTGATGCAATCCATCTGGGTTCCTCGCTCACATATCGAAGTCTTCGCAAACGTATTCGCCGTCTATTAGGACGGGAGAGTTCTTGCTAACGACAATCTGGTATGCGTTGCACCATCCGCAGTTATCCGTGAGTTCCTTGATGGTCTTCTCGCCAAGCTCGTTCTTGCACGTATCGTCGAACTCGAGTTTGAAAAACCGGTAGCACTCGCTACAGTGCTCGCCAATCATGTGCAGCCCCCGTCTATAAGAAAGAGGCGCCGGAAATCGACGCCTCCACTCGGTCAAATGTCCCTTACTGGCCCTTCTCAACGGCCTCTAACAGCCTCTTGCGCTGGTTAGGCCCGAGTCCGCTGATGCGCCTGTGCTCGCCAATCTTGAGCCTCTTCATGAGTTTCAGCGCCCTTGCCTTTCCGTGCCCCCGCCGCGCCGCGAGAAGGTCAACGACGTGCATGCGCTTGACGTACTTAGACTCCATTTCCAGCACGTCGGCAATGGTCAGCTCTCCGCTGTTGATGCGCTTCTTTACTGTGGCCCGCTCCTTGCGAGCAGCAATCGCGCTATTGAGGTAGTCGCGCCTCATGTCTGTCGTTGTGTTTGTCGCTACGTCGAATCGTCCCATTTCCTAGTCCTTCCCCGTGCTTCCGAATCCGCCGTCTCCTCGGCTCGTCTCGTCAAGCTCGTCAACGATGTTCACGTCCGTCATGACGCAAGGCACGATTACCAGCTGCGCGACTCGCTCTCCGGCGCGGAAGAACTGCGCTGAGTTACCGTGGTTGTGGAGAGGGAGCATGACCTCTCCCGTGTATCCGCAGTCGATTACTCCGACGCCGTTTGACAGCTCCACGTGTCGCTTTGCTCCTACGCTGCTACGGATGAACACGAGTCCTACGTGGTTCTTCGGTATCTGTACGTGTACTCCCGTGTGGCACATCTTGTGGCCGCTCGCTGGAATCGAGACGTCTTTCGAGACGCTGAGGTCGAGTCCCGCCGAGTCATCGTCACCACGACGCGGGACCTTGCAACCTGCCTCAACTGCAACGTTGATTCGCTCCAAGCTATTCCTCCTTGTCAAGCCGCATGAGAGCGGCGTATGCGAGCTTCTTCGTCTTGTCAACTGACAGCCCGACCTCCGAGGCGGTGTCGAGCCACGTTTCGAGGAACAGGAAGTGCGCTGCGACTATTCGAGCGTCCCTGTCTCCGGACTGCTCGGCGATTCTGTCTATGTCGTTCCAAGCCTCGTCCAGCATGTCCTCGCACCACTCGAACCCGCTCGCGGCGTTCGCCTTGCGAGTGATGGAAGAGTCCTTGGCCTTCTCTAGCAGCCTCGCCGCCGCCTCGCACCTCCTGAACCTCTCTAGGGTCAGGCTGTCCTTCCTCATGTCACGCCTCAAAGGCAACCTCCACCGCCTAGAGGTCTCTCCCGTGCCTCCAATCGCGGGAGGACTCGTGTGCTCTGCTAGAACATCGGCTCGACGCCGTCAGGCACGCACTGGCCTTCGTCATCGATAGGCAGAGGTGCCTGAATCGGGTACATGACGAGGTCGAGAGGCTCGCCTATGATGCGCTGTATTGTTGCGACGTCTCCGTAGTTGTGCGGGTCGATGCTAATCTGGACGGTGACCTTCTTGGAGTCTCCTGTGAACTTCTCGACTACGCCCTTCGTGCTCACCGCGCCAGGAATGTCTGAGTGTGCGTCCTTGTAGTCGAGCTGGGAGGCGTAGCGGACACCGTAGTTGAGGTACGCATCGTACTCGTCTTTCGTGACTCCCGTCGCCTCGAACCAGTCGTGAGTCCCGATGAACACGCCGCTCTTGTTGCGGATTGCGTCCTCGACCTTGCGGGCCGCGCTCTCGTCGACGTGGGTGCTTTCCATTTGACTCTCCTTAGAATGGGATGCTGTCATCGTCATAGATGCTCTGCTGCTTTTGCTGCTGCGGCTGCGCGTACTGCTGCGTCTGCTGGTACTGGCCTCCGCCTCCGTTGCCTCGGCTCATGAACTCGATTTCGTTCACGAGGACCTCAAGTTTCGAGCGCTTCTGGCCGTCCTTCTCCCACGAGCTGTAGTGGAGCTTCCCTGCGATTGACACCTTCGTGCCCTTCGAGAGGTACTGCGCGAGCGAGTCGGCTCGGCGTCCCATGAGTACGCAGTCCACGTAGTTCGGGTAGTCCTCCCACTCCCCGCTCTGTTGGTTCTTGCGACGGTCGTTGACCGCGACCGAGAAGTTCATGACGGAGCTTCCGCTCGCCGTCTTTCGTACGTTTGGGTCACGTGTTAGGTTCCCCGAGATTGCTACCTCGTTGATGCTCATTTGACTCCTGTTCCTCTAAGGCTCTAGCTTTCCGTACCGCCCGCACTCGCACCTCTTCACGGCGCTTTCTATTTGGAGCGGCGATATCCCGTGACTCTCCTGAATGTCGGCGAACGACACACCGCTGTTGACCTCCCTCCAAATGTCTATCGACTCGGCCTCGCCTATCTGCCTGTACCTCTTCGGTCTACCGTCGTAGTCGTACTTGAGAGCGTCTATGGCCTTCGCCGCCGTCTGGCACTCTATTGCTGATAGCTTGAACGTTTGCTGCCTTATCCCCTTGCCAGTCCTCACGAGGACAACGAGCGCCCCTCCGCAGATGCCAGCCATCAGAACTCGTAGTCGGCCTCGGCGAGGTCAGGCTCGCCGGACTCGGCGGTCTGCTGAGGCTCTACCATCTGCGACTTGTAGCGGGTGACAACGTCTTGCATCATCTCTGCAAGAGTCGCCGCTCCGTCCTCGCTCAGCTCGTGGAGCGACTTCACGCGCATGTAGTCGCACAGCTCCCCGTTGGCCTGAGCAGCACCAATTCCGCCTCGCGCCTCCTGATAGGCGTGGAACAGCTCGCGCACCTGCGAGAGGTAGTCCTGAGGTTTCTGCTCGTCCTCTTGCTGTGGATGCGAGACGTCAGACACGGTCGCGCTGCCATCGACGCTCACAGGCTCGCTCACCGAGTCGAAGTCATGCATTTCGTCAGGCGTGTACGCGACGCCGAAGAGCGCCTCAGGGCAAGCCTCGCGAGCACATGCCGTGATTGCTCGCCATGTGAGCATGGTGAGCGGCTGCTTGCGGTAGTTCTCCTTGACGGCAAGGCCCATCTGCTGCGCCCACGCCTTGTCGCGCGTGACTACGAACGGATACTTTGGGTCATCGCTGCGGACTATTGTGCAGGTGACGCTCGTGTTGGCCTCGTCCTTGGAAACGCGCAGCTTATGCCCAGCCTTTCGCACCTGCGCGGCGATAAGCTCCGCGCTCGCAGTCGGCTTCCCCTTGATGACGTTGATTCGGTAGAGGCTCTCAGCCGGACTTAGGCCCATGCTCTGCCCGAACTCGATTGCAACGACGATGTTCGCTGGCTTCCCCTGATACGCAGCTGGGATAATGTCGCTTGGCGCGAGTGCCTTCGCAAGCTCTACCTGCTCGTTGAGCGACGGTTCCAACGTCGCGAGCGCGGTTGTCTCTTCCATTACCTGACTCCAATCTTCTTTCCGTGGACGCCGTCAATAGACTTCATCGCGGCGACGAACTGACCAGCGACGCTCTCTGGCACCGTTACCTCGAACACGAGCGTCCTTGTTGCGCTCTCGTTGGTAGCAACGGGCTTCGGCTGTACTGGCGTAGGATGCTCCTGGCCAGTCTCGATGCGGCGCTGGCGAGCGGCCTCGGCCTCGGCAAGCCTTTGCTGACGCTCTCGCTCATCCTTTTCGGCCTGCTCGCGAGCCGCCTGCTCGTTAGCGAGACGGAGCTGCCTCTCGTACTCTGCGGCCTCCTCCTCGCGCTTCTTCCGCTCCTCTTCCGCTCGCTTTAGCGCCTCTCTGGCCTTACGAGCCTCGTCTGCGTTGCGGAGGGCCGATGACATGTCGAGCGTCCTCACGTACTCTGCCTTGACGTTGGCCTTGTCAGCATCGTCGTACGGGGCAGAGACGAGCGTCGCTAGGTCCTGCTCTATCTCGCCTACTCGCTTCTCAACGTCATCGCGTATCGCGACCTCGTTGGTCCCGTAGAGTCCCCACTTTCCCTCAGCCGAGAACCTGTCCCAGAGCGTCTTGAACGGGATGACCGAGGACACGTCAGGGAACTCGTCCTCGTACCACGCCGCAATCGATTGGGTCCTGCTGTCAATGACGAGGTTCTCCCACTCGGTGAGAGCAGCCTTGTAGTCCGCGTCAACGTTTGACAGCGGCTCGAGAAGGTCACGGACCTGAGTCTCGAAGTCCTTCACGGCGCTCTTTATCGCCCCGACCTGCTGCTTGCGGGCGTCCTCTACCTCCTTGATTGCCTTGCGTGCGCTTGTCCTCGCACGCTTGCTGTCTCGGTAGTCCTGCCCGCTTGTAATCTGGTGTGGCTTGTATTCCTCGGCAATTGAAGATACCTTGGCTCGCTGCTCTGCGAGCCACTGGTCGGCTCCGCTAATCACCTCTGGGACGTCGATTATCTCAGGCGTCACGTTCTGTACGTCACTCATTGCAACCTCCATTTGCAAGTTGTTCGTCAACCCACTCAGCAGCTAGAACGTCGCTCCTCACACTCGGCTGCATCTTCTTGACACGGACAAGCACGCCCGGATGTTCCTTGCTGACCTTTGCTCCGAAGCGAAGCTCCCCGACGTACCTACGCGAGTCATCGACGATGGCGCCGCACCCGAACGGGTTGCGCGTGTACGCTCGCTTCTTGTCGCTCCATCTGGCCGGAGTGCAAAGCGCGTCGAGCACGTACTTGACGCCTCCGTAAACGTTGTCGAGGTCTCGCAGCAGCGACGTCTCGTACCAGACTGTCGTTACGGTCACAAGCTCGTCTGGAGTCTCCCACCCGCACGAGAGCATTGCGTCTCTCGCGTACTTGGCGACCCACTCGGTGTCCTCGCGCTTCTTCTTCGCGCTAAGATAGGTGTTCGCCCTAGCAGCGCCAACGACGTCGTTGATTCCATCCATGTGAGTCGGCCTGCCGCGCTTGTCAACTCGGTTCGACGGGACGAAGAACTCAAGGACGTTCGCTGCCAACGGCATCGCCTCCGTTGAAGTACCTCTGGACCTCGCTCTCCTTGATGCGGTATCCGCGCTCGTATCCGGGGAGCGGTTTGGCCTTGAGCAGCCCCTTGTGTATCGCGTCGTAAATCGTTGTCATCGGAACGCCAGTCATGTCGTGGAGCTGACGGACCGTGTATGTCATCTCAAGCTTCACTTGGCCTGACCCCCATCTCGTCGAGCATCCTGCGCCACTGGGTGCGTGCGACAGACTCGTCGCGCGCCATGAGGTGGAACTCTCCGTGCGTCGGGTGGCTCGCTAGGTAGTCGTAGGAGTCTCCGTTCCATGCGCTCACGAGCTTCCAGTCTCCGCGTCTTGCGAGGACCTGCATTGGCTTGTGGAGCCTCGCTCTAGGGTCGTAGACTCCGTGGTTAGCAAGGCTCACCTGACCGGGATAAGACGAGCCTATCGAGTAGTAGAGGTCCGGCATGCTACATTCCTCCTAGAGCAGTAACCCTGTCGCCCATGTCGTTTAGGCCGACGATTGCCATGAAGCCGAACATTGCTGCTAGGAACGCTACGAACGAGACGTATGGGTGCTCGTACACAAACTGTTCGATGCGGCCACGCCCGTAGCTGAAAGTATCTTTCATCGCTATCCCTCCTGTTTGACAAGGTACGCGATTTGCTTACTTTTCAAGCCCAATGAGCCAGTCGGCAGACACCTCATAAGCGACTGCCATGTCGGCGAGCTTCTTCGCGTTCGGCTTCGTGTCTCCGCGCTCCCACGAGTAGAGCGTCCCGAGCGTGACTCCTATCTTCACGGCAGCTTGCTCTGCGGAGAGGCCGAGTTCGTTCCTGCGTTCCTTGAACCTGTTGGACACCTAGAACCTCCAACTGATGTTTTGTTCCTTCGTTGCGGTCATCCATGCCGCAACGCCTGAGCGCTCCTCCTCAATCGATTAGCGCACGAGCATTCCAGCAGCGGTCTTAGGGGCCTCTCTCCCCGTCCGACGTACTGGGGTATCCGATTGTCAAAGGTCTGCCGTCGAAGTACGCGCTTCGCTTACTCGACACTGACCATAGTACGCAGTTTGCGAACTTTTGCAAGTGGAATTCTGAAATAATCGGGTACAAGGCTACTAAGTCAAAAAGGAGGCGCACATGGATTCCTCTTCTTCCGTCTCTATAGGACTGCGTATCGCATCGATGCGGGGCTTTCGCAGGCTCACGCAGGAGCAGCTTGGCGGCATGGTTGGCGTGACAAAGCAGACCGTGAGCGGATGGGAGCACGGCAAGCGCACTCCCGACTCGGACATGCTCGCGAAGATATGCCGCGCGCTCGATTGCAGCGCGGACTACATCATTGGGCTGTCAGACACGCCTAATGGTCACTTCGCTGGCCGCGCGTGACTTTTAGAACATTAGTTCCATCATTGGACACAAATTGAGATGGGGGGAAGATATGTCTGGCTACGAGAGAGAGCTTGCTGAGGCTGAGAAGACGGTCTCGGAGTACGAGAGTAGCGACGGATACATCCGCTACAAGAGGTGGCAGAACGCCGTCGCTAACGAGAGGGCGAAGAAGGGCGACCCAGTAAAGCACGTGATAAGGGCGGGGATAGCGCTTACCGTCCTGTCTCTCGGAGCTATACCAGACTACGGAATTGCTCCTACAGCCGCCTGCTCTTGCATCTGGCTTGTGCCAGAGTTCGCGTTCGGATTCGGCGACAGGAGGTACGAGAGGCGAGCGAGCAAGCGCCTTGGCTACTCTCCAACCGACGAAGACAGGGAGATGTTCTACAAGCATGCAGACGCAATAGTAGAGAGGGATTCGATAGAGAGGCGCATCTCAGACGAGAGAGATGCGGAGCGCAGGGCAGTACGCGAGGAGAATGAGGCCAAGGAGAAGGCCGAGAAGGCACGCGATATACAGGCGGAGACAATGTCATCCTATGAGCGCGAGGCGTATCTCGCACAGATGAACAGCTTCCACTACGCTCCCAACAAGTACGCGGGAAAGCCAGCGAAGGTTCAGAACAGGCACAACCCGACGATATGCCCCAAGTGCGGTTCACATGACACCATGGTCCTCGGCTCAGGAAAGAAGGTCTCTGTTGGCCGCGCCGTGGTTGGAGGAGCGGTAGGCTCTATAGTTAACCCGGTCGGGACCGCCGTTGGCGCTGGCGTAGGAGCGATGACCGGCAAGAAGAACCGCTCAGAGATGGTATGCCGCACCTGTGGCGCGCGCTGGTACATATAGCCATGGCCGGAAAGAGAGCATCATGGGGCAGCGTCACGCTAGTCTCAAAGGGCAAGTACAGGATTAGGTACTGGGGCAAGGACTCTGGCGGTACGTACCGAAGGATGAGCGAGACGGTACACGGGACGCGCAGACAGGCGTTCGACAGGCTCGCCCTGCTTCACGTCGAGCATTCCGAGGAGCATGGGTCAGTCACCGTTGGTCAGGCGCACGACCTGTGGTGGGTTCCTTGGGCAGACAGGCGTTGCGAGTCGGGGAAAATGAGCCTTAACGCACGTAGGCAGTTCGATTCGACGTGGAAGAACCACGTAGGGCCTAGGTGGAGCAACGTACAGCTTGGCGCAGTGAGTCCACCAGACGTTCAGGAGTGGCTCCTGTCGAAGTCGAACGCAACGGCCATGCAGTGCAAGACCGTACTGTCGCGCATCATGGACAGGGCTAGGTTCATGGGCGCGACCGACAACGACCCGTTCTCCGCTGCGCTAGAGATGCCCGTCAGGGAGTCGAGAGAGAGCACTAGCGAATCGTACGACGTAGACGAACTCAGGGACGTGTGGCGTGCTCTCAGAGGCTCCGTCGCTGAGATACCGTTTCTGCTCTGCGCGTTCGGCAGCTGCCGCGTTGGCGAGTCAATAGGCGTGAGGTGCGACGAGGCTTCAATGGAGTCAGGAGTCTGCTCGATGCCGATAACACGTCAGGTCACTCAGGCCGCTGGGCTGACCGACACGCTCAAGAACAGGTTCAGCGAGAGGACAATCGCCATTCCGGGTCCTATGGGGAGGCGTGTGTACGAGGTCGCCACCGCGAGGCGCAATGCGGGGTACGAGTGGCTGGTCGGGCCTGATTCTGACTCGCCAGCGACTCAGGACTATGTGAAGAGGGCGTACAGAAAACTCGTCATGTCATCAGGAATCAGGTACCTACCAATGCAGACGCTCAGAGCATCGTGGCAGACGATTGCAAGGTACACGCTTGGCATGGAGCCTTGGCTAATAGAGAGACTCATGGGCCACTCTGTCGGCGGAGTCACCGGTCAACACTACGACAGACCGCATGAGAACGACTACATCAGGGCCGTTGCCAGCGCGTATTCCAAAAATCCTTTTGCAGACGGTTGGGACGATTAG